CGCTGCTGGAGCTGTGAACAGTGTCGCATAGCCATCATCTCCTGGCTTATAAACAGCCATTGTTACGCCAGTATCGTTGTCGCCGGTGCAAGTGACCGGGATGGTCTCCGTCGTCGGCTCTTTGCTTTCCTCGATTGTGTTGTACTCTCTCGTAATTTCTCCGAGTGAGCAGTTGTAAAGGATTACCCTTCTGCTTTCGGCGTCGCCCTCGACCTGGAAAGCGATATAAACATTCGGCTTGATCACGTTCTTCACGCTAGCCAGTCCGCCGTTCGCGAGCGCTCTCTGCCCCAGGAACTGAGTCTTGAACGCATCATCGAACATAGCGACTTCCAGATCTCCCTCGATGCTTCCGCCGGAATATCCGCTCCAGTATGCGATATTGTCAGCGTAAAATGTGTTCTGCTCGCTCTGAGTCTCAGGCGCGAACGAAACAGCACCCTTCTGATGGTACGGAGTACCGAGTGTGACAGTGTTATCGCTTACTGTATACGTACCGACGTGCAGCTGGGAAATACCAAATTCGACCTTGTTAGCCATGATTTCTCCTCTCTATACGCTGTAATAAATAACGAAGACGCCCTCATCCTCGATGTAGACGTCTTCGCTCTTTGTGTAGATGTAACCGTTCGCGAGGAGTGCGTCCTCGATCGCGGTCTCGTTTGCCTGTTTCTTTTCTGTGAAGTAATACTCGATTTGGTACCGGTTCTCTCGCCAGTAGTGCGTGTTATCCGCGTCCATTGTGTCCTGTCCGTCGCCAATATATACGAGATACGGCGGCTCTACAGGATCCTTAAAGTGAGAATAAGCACAAGGAAGGCCGGTGCTCTGTAATACCTGGTAAATTGTCATTCTAACTCCCTTTCGATCTCCAGCGGCAGCTCTGAGGCTGCCCATTCTTCAACCGGCGCGATATGTTTGACTCCACTCGTTCGCCCGTATGTCCCTTTTGCGTTGCGGACAACATGGCCGTTTTCGAGCAGATGTGTCAGCTGGTAGTCGGTCTTGTTGTGAACTGTGACCGTTTCGATTCCGTCACGACCTCGTTCTTTTTTGACCTTCCACCCCTTTGCATATTTGCCGGTGCCTTTCGGAGATGTGTTTCTCAGCTTCTGGACAGCCTCCTTAGACGTCTTGTTGATTGCGTTGTTTGTCGCATCCTTGACGTCCTTCGAATATTCGTCCAGCACTTCCTTCATTTGCACCGCTACGCTGTCGGTTCTAGCCATTGTTTACACGCTCCTCACAAATGAGACTTATGCCGTCTCTCTGGGCGTTCCAATCCACCCGTATGACGTCATAATCGCGCCCCTCGTATTCGACAACCTTCTGTCCTGAGTAATCCGCCCTATTCGCAATAAAAAGCGTTACAGACGGTTTCAGGCCGAGCTGTGCAGCGTTGTAAAACTCCGAAGAGTAAACGCCTCGAGGTTGTACGTATACAGTCGTCTCGGTTATCGTTGGGATCTCGTTGCCTTCCGCGTCGAACGTCGGCTCTCCGTATGCCTTTAATGTTGCAATTCCGTCATACATTGCTCTACACCTCGCTGCCGTCGTCGCTATTGACAGTCAAATATTCTTCATCACTAGGCGGCGGGGCGAGACCTTCCCAGCTCGTGTAGCCGGTTGCGGTGGTGAGCTGAGCCTTCTGCTCATCGTAGGACCGTTTTAGACGATCATAGTCTTCCGGCAGACCGAACGACATTTTGCAGTAGGTGATTATCGCCTTTGCCACGATCGCATCCAGTTCTTCCGGAACAATCACTCCGGCGATACCGAGATCCAGCTTCGCCGCATCGATCAAATCCGTGAGTTCTGAATCAAACGCGTTCGTGCTTATTCTTAATGCCATTTTTACCTTGTCGAGCATATTTCCTTACCTCACGAAAGAGGCGACCCGTTACAGAGCCGCCTCAATAGTCTCAATTATTGTCGATTTGGTGTCCCGGGAAGAAACGCCCTCGATGCCATTGTCAGCCGCATAATCCATGAGCTGCGCTTTTGTCATTGAGGACAAATCGACGCTATTCCTTCCCGTTTCTATTCCCCCGATGTTCCCGTAATAACTGCGAACATCTTCGGGCCGACCAGTGCGATTGCCGCGTACAGTCTTCCGACGATCTTTACCATATCCTTTTCGGCCAGGGACAGATCGTCAAACTTGAATGTAACAGCATCGCCTTCCGGCAGATTTGCCTGAACTCCGGACAGATCGCCGACGATTGCACCGGTTACGCCGTCCTTCTTGATTACTGTCAGGCCCTGGAACGGATCGTACGCGAAGTTAGCGTTCAGTGCTGCTTTTCTGATGGCTGCGATTGTTGCGCCGGATCCAATGAATACCAGGTCTCTTGCGCTGTCGCCGAGTGCTGCCATCGCGTCAATGATCGTGGAAGCGCTAACTGCTCCGGAGATCTGTGCAACGCCGACAGCTGTGGCTGTTGATGCAGCCGGTGCGGATGTAATCGCAGTAACAACGAGATCCGCTGCCTTCTGGATGATCTTGTAGGTGAGCTCATCGTAGATATACATGAGGAAGTCCTCAGCTCCCAGAGCCAGAACCTCGTCGGATACGGTGATCCACTTTTTAATGTTCTGCGGTACCATCGTAACGATTCCAAGCGTCAGCACTTCTTCAGCCGGTGCGTTAGCTCCTTCAGTGTGAACAACTGCATCTGTTGCGGATCTCTCGAAACCAACCTTCAGGTTTCCGGCCACATAAGTCTTAGCGACTCTGGAGAAGATCTCGTCATTGTCCCAAGCCTGGCGAACTCTGCTCTCTACGAACTCTGGAACCGGAACGACTCCGCCTGTTACGTTCTCGGTCAGCAGTGCTCTACACTCTGCATCCTTGCCAGTCTTGATGTACTTGGCAAATGCCTCGATGTATTCGTGGGTATTTCTGACTTCTTTGTTTGTCATTTTGCCGTCTTCCTTTCTCTGTTCGATTGTTTTTCCAGCTCCTGCCGCTACGGCTTCGGCTGCTTTTCTCTTTTCCTCGGTTTCTTTCTTCAGTTCGGCCTTTCTCTCTTCGATCGCGTCCATTTCCACATTCAGAGCTTCCAGCTTTTCGGCGTCTGCTTCTGCTGTTTCTGCAGCAATCTCTGCGGCTCTCTTCTCAAGTTCATCGAATCCGAGTACCATAATCTCGTCTCTTTTCATGATTATTCCTTTCCGAGTGCTCTCGCCCTCACTTCTGCGCGACGTCTCTCAAGCTGCATTTTTTCGGCTGCGAGTCTCTCCGCTCGCACTTCCTCGATCACTCCGTCGATTCTGCTTCTGGTTGAGACACCGATAGAGGTGCCATCGTTGGCCGGTATTGATACCGCTGATACGTCGTATAGTTTGGCTATTCCGGTTATCGTCCTCAGAATATCCCGGCGACCGTCTTCTCTATCGCTTCTGAGTTCTTCGTCTGTCGCCACGGTAAATCCGAATGACATTTTGTCCGTATAGCCTCCGCGGATCTCGTCATACAACTGGCGTCCCAGTTCTGTACCTCCGAGATCTGCGTCAACAAGTAAACCCTTCTCGTCTGTTCCGACGTCGAGGGTGCCGTTGCTAATTCGTGCAAATACGCGGCCCTGGTGGTCATATTGCATAATCACGTCCGCCATATCTGCATCGTCGAAGGCGTCCGGTGCGACCTGCTCTCTGTACACGATCCAATCGTCTTCGTACAGTGTGTACGGCTCGTTGAACGTGCTCGCGTAACCGGTGACGCGCTTCTCTTCTGTTTCTTCCGGTTCAAGTGCCCGGATTGTCATGGTTCTGTATTCCCTATTCTGTTTTTTCGCCATTGTCGTCTCCTTCCGTTAGTTCGTCGGTGGCTTTGTATTCGCCTCTGATTGGAGCAACTTGGCCGGCTCCATCCGGAAGCGGTGAGTAATTGAACAGCTCGCGGATCTCATCAATGAGGATCGCGCCTCTGTCTCCGAGCTCCTTCGCCATCTGGACCTTCTGCGTAACACTCATGTATTGCAGACGGTTCGCATTGGCGATCAGATGCGATCCCTGCGCCCTCTCTCGCTCTGAGAACAGCATTTTCGTTACTGCCTCCGAGAACTGGATCGCGAATGGCTCAATCGCCCCATCAAAAAAGGCCTCAAGCTGGTCGCCTTTGGCCTTGTTTTGGAGTACGTCCTCATTTACTCCGAAATAATTGAACACGTTCTCCCGGATCTGTCGCATCTGGTCAGCGTTGATCGCATACGGTTTGACGTCGATCTGTTTAATGTCCTTGTATGTGTTCGGGAACAGCAGGAACCCGCCAGACTCTGATTCTGTCGATAAATTGTCTTTGGTGAACCGCTCACGTTCTTTTGCCAGGTCCGTTGGTTTTGCGAAGTTCGCCAGTTGAGCCATGAAGCGGAACGTCGCAGCGTTTTTTACGCCCTCTTCGATTCCCTGGTTCTGTATATGGATCAGCTGCATCGTTTCTTTGAGCGCTCCGTTCGGTGAACCGAAGAAGTCGTCGCGATACTGGTATTTTGTCAGTACCGCACACTTCCGGAACTCGACTGCTGCATACTGTCCATTAGCGAACTGATACCGCAGCCAGATCTCGCCATCATACTCGACCAGACTGCAGGACGACGGAAGAACCGGGAACATACCCGTAATAATCATCCGCTCGTCGAATACCGGAACGATGAACGCCGTATTGTTCACGTCAAGGATCGTGCTGACTCTATAAAGGAACTGGCTCCAGGTCTGCCACTGATTCGGTCCTTGTGCCAGTTTGCTTTGCAGTGATGGGTTAGCGGTCCCAATCGTCTCAACTTTGAGCTTCGAAATGTGTCTCGCCCTGGTGTCTATTGCTGCCCGGACGATCTCGCTCTCATAGATCGCCCCGCCCCAATTAGTGAATACCGGCTGGTAGGCGGTCAGTGTCTGGAAGAAAGCCTTCGCCTCTCTCAGCGCGTCCTCTGACTTCTGCGCTTCTGCCGGTCTGAATATTTTATCAAGTAAGCTCATACACTACTCCTCATTTCTGAGCTGGTATCCGATTTCGGAGTACCACTTCTGACGGACTGTCATAGCATCTGCCAGAGCCGCGACTCCGTCAATCCGCGCCCGCTGGTTTATCTTAACGAGACGGCCACGGCCTCGTTCTATGCTCATTTTGATTGCTGCATTTAGCAAATGTGACTTTAATAGGTCATTTGCTCCGATCTGGATCCGTTTGTCCTTGAACATCCCCTCCATCTCCTGAAGCACTGGCCAGAGATTGTCGCCCTGGTAAACATCGTCGGTCTGATAACCGGCAGCATCCAGATCTTTGATGAGATACTGCGAACTATACCGGTCATATCCGATTTTCAGCGGATACAGTTCGTGATCACGGACAAGCGAATCAACCCACGCCTTAACGTCGTTGTAATCCACGAAGTTCTCCCCGCTCAGTGACAGAAAACCCCGCTGAATGTACGCCTGGTACGGGACTCCATCTTCGGCCGTCCTCGTTTCCAGCTTTTCGGCTGGCATCCAAAAATGCGCGAACACATATAAAACGCCTTTTTTTTCTACCGGAACGACTGCAGCTGTGAGGTCCGTCGTCTGTGACAAGTCGAGACCAGCGACGCAATAGCAACCGCGGAAGTCCTCGATGTCTAGCGGATCTCCGGAGATCTCTTCGATGGTCTGAGCCGGGAGCCATGCAAGCGAGCTGTTCTGTTTGATGTTGCAGTATTTGCAGAGGAACTCAGCCTTCTTGGAGAGCGAACCCTCTGCCTTTGCGATCTCTTCGAGCATAAAATCGACCGAGACTGAAACGCCCAGATTCGGCATCGACTTCTTCAGCTCGTTGAGATCGTTCCATTTGCTGACATCATCGATCATATACAGAAACGGCAGTAGCCTTGTCTCTTTGCTGTCCCCTAGAAGGACTCGCGTCGACCGTTTCATCAGCTCGTCGAATATTCCGTCGCTGACGTATCCTGCCGTCGTGATGCTGAATATCATCGGTTGTTCTCTGGATCCAAGCGCCGAAGCCATGACCTCGTACTGTTTGAGTCCCTTGTCCCCGGCCCATGCTGCGATCTCGTCACATACGACTAAATGCGGATTGTACCCGTCTGCAGTTTTCGCCGTGAATGGTACCTTCTGAATGGCCGAATTCGTTTCTTCGACATACTTGTCGCCCTTCCTCGGCTTCGTGATTGCACTCAGCTCCGGATCTAGAAGAACCGAGCGCCAGAACGCATCGTAAACAATGTCTGCCTGGTCAACCTTTGGAGCACAGCAGTAAACGTCCGCCCCGTATTCCTCATCGTCGTACATCATTGCGCCGATCACGCCGCCAGCAACTGTCGACTTACCGCATTTACGCCCCATAAGCATGAACACTTCCCGGAATTGGCGATTTCCGTCTTTGTCGACGATCCCGAACATGATCGAGATTGCTGCTTTCTGCCAGAGTTCCAGTTTTATCGTCTTCGGAGCCCACTTTCCTTTGACGTGGTGCGTATGTTTCTCAATCCAGCGGATTTTCCGGTGCGCCTTCTTTATGTCGTAAAAAAAGAGACCGTCTTCCAGTCCCTTGATGATGTATTCATATAGCAGCAGGATCCATCTGCCTACTATTGCCCGGCCGTCCTTCATTTGTTGGTAGTAACTCAGGATATAGTCTTCCACGTTGCCCCTTCTTTGCCTATCTTCGGCCATTGTTTGCCATTCTTTACCTAATACGGAGGAAAATGCAAG